CGCCAGTTCCCCGACCTTCAAGACATATCCAACCTGCGTAGACACAGATTGCTCCTCAACTACTTTATCCGGTAGATATATGCCGCCTTCTGTCTGACCCTTTCCCTTGTATGGGAGAATCAACAGACGCCATCCCGTAGGACTAGGCATTTTTTCTAAAAGAGATTGACCCAAAGCTGAAGGGTCTAAAGTTGTCTGTACTTTCTCTTTATAAGCATCTTCTAAGTTCGCCACGCCCTTTTTAGCTGCGGCTAAGTCTATTGCATGTGCTTTAGTCAACACTACGCTCCTGTTTATCTAGCAGGCCCTTGAGTTCCTGTTCCACATGATTCAGGGCCTCTAAGTTGCCCATAAGCTCACGATATTGCTCTAGTGATTTAACGTTGCCGTACTGCATTAGATCGACAACGCCCTGTCTTCTTTCCCTTATAACGCGAAAAACAGCTTCTGCAACGCGTATCTCATCCATTCCCAGATTCTCCCATTTAATCTTATATGGGAAACCTACTTGTTTTTTAGTAAACGTGCAACGAGTCGTCCATAATTTTTATTGGCAAGCAATATGCAACCGCTCTGTCCGCTGTTGCTATACCATGAGTGCTGTAACGCTCTACAAGAGCCTCGGCTACCCTATTGCAAACGTTTAACTGGGAAAAATACAGATCATCCACAACTAATTTACGTTCGCTCCCGTAGCCGAGATACAGCATGAGAACGAACGCGTACATTAAAACACAACTTCAAAGTGTGGGGCGTCGATAAACGGCCTGCGACCCTGTGATCTGCGAATGTCAATGTAGCTGTTCATTGCATTCTCTGCGCTACCCTCCCACGCACCAAGATCATCTATCGTCCACGCCGCGCCCCAACGGAGCTTTACACCCGCAGCCTCGGCACCTTCCTTCATGGCGTCCGCAATCTCGTCGTATAGGTTGAGTTCCCAACGCCCCCCGTCGCAGTAAGCCATCAAATCAACGGCGTTACCGTCAATGTGTTTTGATTTCATGGTCTGCGAGGCCCCTTTTGCAACCAATGCGCGTTGCTCTTCTATTGTTCTCAACCCGCAGATGACCGAGAAGTCCTGTTTCGTTACGCCGATAGCGTATTTCACGACCGTTACCAGATCGTCGTTGACACCTTCTAGCCTTGATAGGCTTCGCTTTCCTAACTTGTATCCCATAACTACTTCCCCGCATATTTAGAGATTGCTCTATTTCCAAACCAAAACGCTAAGACCGCCGACATGAGTCCAGCTGTTTCTGGGTCCCACATAAGTTCAACAGCTTCCGTCCAATCGCCGCCCGACTGCCCTACTTTAACCATGATAACTACTTTCGTAGCTACGAACAGTCCGAAAAAGGCATAAGTAATAACAGGACGAACACTGCCCCGAAGAGCGTTGATAAATCCGCCAGCGTCGATAGATCGGTCATGCTCATATAACCCCTTCGTTTCCGCGATATCAGCCTGCTTGTCTAACTCAACCAGTTTCATCTCAGAACGCTTCTGCGCTAACTGCGTTTCAAGTTGCATCATCTCCATACGATGCTTCTGAACCTGATTAGCCTTAAAATAGCTAAGGACCTCGGGCAGAAAAGAACTGCCGAAGCCTAGCAAACTTCCTAATAATGCCATCATTTCTCTGATCCTAACCACACGGCGAAGGCACCTGTCATGGCACCCGTTACGGTTGCAGTAAGCGCAGTAGCTTGCGTACTAACAACATCCTGCGGTAACGACATAAACCACTCAATCACCCTGATATACATAACCGTCATTACCAACATCATAAGCCGAGGCATAACCTTCCACGCCAAAAACTTTTCCATAGTCATTAGAAACCTCCTTTCAGGCCATCTAATATTTCCGACAAGCTAGGTCGCTTGTCCTTCCTCTCATAAAGACAACTAAATACCTTCGGACACTCGGAAAAACTCTTTGTAGGGTAATGATAACCCAAGCCACCGTACCCCGCTGTAAACCTATAAACACAAACCTTTTGACCGTTTTCGGCTGTAAGTCGTTTCCATAAGTGACACTGAACATGCGTCGGATTAGCCACTCCCGCAAGAGTTACAGACAAAATAAGCGCGTTTATCATTGAGTAACCAATACTATTAAGTACATACCACCACCCAAAACGCCGATTATACCAAGACTTAACGCACCAATAGCCATGTTATTCTGTATCTGGCGCTTGGCTTCCATAGCCGCGTAAACAGTCTCTTCCCGTTCAGCACGTATCTTGCGCCGCATACCCAACATCTCGTCGTAAGTCCCTAAGCCAAACCTATAGTCCAGCATGAACTTAATCTCTTTCTCTTTTTCCAGTAAAGTCTTCTTGCGGATCACGATATCCATAGCTTCTTGCTCTATGTTATCGGTTCCATGAGTCTTCTTATCCAACCACGTTGGATTCTTACGCTGAGACTCGGCCTTGGTTATGTCCGCAACAGCGCAATACCACGACCCAAGTTGCTTACTTACGTCCTGCATCTCACGACCAGCACCAACCAACATCTTCACGCCCTTAAATGCGGCGTTAGCTGCGGCAAAAGCCGTTACAGGATCAATCATCTACCTCTCCAACATGCGGTCCATTTTAGCGTCTAACGCATCCAAACGCGTTATAACCCGATTCATGTCCGTAGTGTTGTCAGACTTAGTAACATACTCCTTCGCCATCTCTTCCCGAGTGCGGTTCAAGAGTATTTGAATACGATGCACCTCCCCTACATACGTCCTCAATAACCAGCCAAAAACGCCCAGAACCGCGGTTAACCCACCGCTCCAAAGCAACTCAGGCGGCATCCGTCAGACACACGCAGTGTATTTGCCGCCGCGCTTTGCAGCGCCCATACCACGAGCAGTCTTAATTGACATAGACGTGGGAACACGAACCTCCGCCGTCTTACCATACGGAATACGGCCCTGATCTTTAATGTCAGCGTAAGGAACCGCCTTCGGTGCCGGACCCGCAGGGGCCCCGTTTACTCGTACTTTAGCCATCACTGACTCCTTTGCTTCATAATCTCACGCTGCATTGCACTCTCAATGCGCTGGTTCGTTTGCTTCTCTTGGCTCTCAAGCCGCTGTTGGAACTGTTGACCACGCATCTGCATGTTCTGTTGATCCAACTGCAACTTAGCCTGATCAATCTGATTGTCCGCCTGTTCCGACTGCGCCTTAATCTCCAACTCTTTCTCTTTAAGCTGTACCAGAGGATCAGGGCCCTGACCAGATATTTGTCCAGACAACTGCTTAACCTGCTGCATACCCTGCGCAATCAACTGTGCCACAACCGCCTGATACTGCATCTCCATCTGAGCCTCGTCGCCACCCTGCGCTTGCTGCATCTGTTGCATACCAGCCTCTTCAGCCTGTATCTTAACATGCTCCAAAACATGCTTCTGTAAAGCAACCGCAACCTGCGGCATCTGTCCAACCATCGGAGTCGCGCCAAAAATTAAATGCGCCATAATATGAGACTGATGGTCCTGACCCGCAAATGCACGTAACTCCATCATGTCCAAAGCGTTGATATTCTCCTGCGCAGGGTCCAAGGGCCGCGGTTCGTCGTCCGGCACCGCCTTCATTATCCTATCAACGTCAGTCACACCCAACGATTCATACATGTCACGATAAACCTCGTGCATGTTATGCATCTCAGGAGCCTGCGCCGCTAACTGCATCTTAGTCTGAGACAAAGCAATTCGTTGCGCCTGACTAAATACATTCGGATTACTGACAGGAATTACATCCACACGATCATCAAAATCAGACGCCATGATGCTCGACTCGTCACCAGCAACAGAATACGGATACTCCTGCGGTAAACTCTCCGACATTACACGCGCCAAAATCTTAAACTCCTGACGCATCGAATAATGTAAACGCTTGTGAACAGCACTCATTACTCGCGAACCCTGCTCTAACATCGCTATCGTCGTGCCAACCGCCGCGTTCTGATTACCGTCACCAACCTTCATGTCAGTAATGGTCGCGAACCGCTGTCCAGCCTGTACAACAAAACCCAATAGCTCAAATAACGTCCGGTCAGGACCCTTAAAAGGCAAAGGCATTAAACTGTCACGAATAGCGCCACCCGGAGCATCTACGTCCCTAAACTCCCCCGGTTGTAAAGGATCGTCGTCGTCCCTAATCCGAAGTCCGCGGGCCTTGAACCCCGCAGGTAAATTCGACAAAGTACCAGCATCAATCAACTGCCTCAAAGCACTGGTCGCGGTCCGCGATAATCCACCAATAGTATGGATCAAGCCCAAGCCGTAGAACCCAAATCCCGGTAAAAACTTAAAGTGCGTGAAATATGCAATCTTCTTTTTAGCCGGATCGTCCTCACGGTAATTACGCCGAATAGACAAAACCTGACCGTTGTCCTGAGATATAGTAACAAGATAAGGAACCTTAATGCCCGTAGGCTCCCCGTCCTCGTCTAAATCCTCATAACCCTCTAAATCCAAATCAACGTGACACTCCAACAAAGTGCAGTCGTAATCAATCTGCGAAGGCTCAATGCCGTCAATCCGGTTTATCTCAGAATCAACCTCCGTAACATCACCCTGCGCAGGTATCACGTCTATATCTAAATAAACCC